CCCGACGATATGTAAAACATTCTCAGGATCAATCAGGGTAGCCGCGCCGGTGTCGGTCTGAGTGCTAGCAAACATAAGCTTGCCATCCCGCATCACGGGTGCCGTTTTGGACGAAGACAAAATGTGAAGGCTTACTACACGCGCGGCCTTGTCTCGCTTGATTAGCGCGAAGCCTGCGCCGTGGGATAGGCAGTTCGCGAGTAACGCGCCGCGAAAGGTGGAAGCGGTTTGAAATTCGTTGGGGGCATCATGAAGGATGCCGTAGATTGCCTTATCTTTGGCGGGCGTCAGCGATCCATCCGGGCCGATTGAATACGTCACGAGCGGCAAGCTGGCAAGGTCTTCGCTGATAGCTTTGATGGCGCTGTAGACGGCGCTGAGCGTGATCGCCGTCTTCTCAGTAACGGTGACGCCTGCATCATTGCCGCGCCCACCGAAGAGTTCTTCGGCGAATGACTCCGGGACCAACGGTGAGGAAGGATCTTCGAGATTGAAGTTGGTAAACGATTGGAGGGACCTGCTTAAGAAGCTCATACCTTGCCCTCACTACCCGGCTGCTGGTGCCTTGCAAGGCCGTAGGCGGTGAGAAGCAATAGAGCGCCCAGGACTATCAACGCAGCGAAGACGTTAAACCCGGCAACGCCGCCGACGATTGCAGTTATTCCGACCAGCAATAACCAGTCGATTGTTGAAAAGCGCGGATGCTTGCTTGTCTTCTTCTGCTCCATAAGCTCCAAAAAGAACTTGGCCGGAAACAGGAAGGAACCGGCCAAGTAGAGGTAGAGCGCCAGCCATGGCGTGCTGATGCTCAATACAAGGAACAGATAGTTTGATTTAGTTGGAGACGGGTGGGAAGTTGGGCTTCGCGAAAGCGCGTAGGTCGCTAGGGCGTCACCGCTCCGCCACCGCTCCGCCACCGCTTCGCCACCGCTTCGCCACCGCTCCGCCACCGCTTCGCCACCGCTTCGCCACCGCTCCGCCACCGCTCCGCCACCAGCCGTCAACCCTATCGGCATCGCTCCACCACCGCTCCGCCACCGCTCCGCCACCAGCCGTCAACCCTATCGGCATCGCTCCACCACCGCTCCGCCACCGCTCCGCCACCAGCCGTCAACCTATCGGCATCGCTCCACCACCGGGCCGTCAACCTCTACCGGCTTAAAGCAAACGTATGTTTGGCCGTATCGTAGCCGTAGCCGCGTTGCCGCGTGCTATCGCCATGCAAAGTGAAACGATGCCGTCTATCTTCTCCCGGCTCTTGCTCTTACTTGGCTTGATGTTGCCAGCCGGGTCAATCTCAACCATCGTGTTAGACGCCATCCAACGTAATACCGGGTTACCGCCGTGAGCGAGTTCGCCGGAAAGAACAAGCTCCATAAGCCGTTTGGTGGGTGCGCCCATGCTTGCGAAGCCTTGGCCGAATTCCACCATCTGGAAGCCGTCGCCGGTGAGTTGCGTGCATATCTGCTGAGCGCCCCAGCGGTCGAAGGCTATCTCACGAATGTTGTAGAGCTTGCCAAATGCTTTTATCCGGTTGCGGATTACATCGTAGTCAATAACTGTTCCCTCAGTTAGATTGAAAAGCCCTTGCCTATTCCATACATCGTAGGGAACTCTATCCCGCTTCACTCTTGCCGGTAGGTTGTCACCGGGCAGGAAGAATTCACAAAGAACGCGCCATTTGGTATCGCTGCCGTGGGGCGGGAAGAGCATTACGAAGGCTGAGATGTCGATGGAGGTGGAAAGATCAAGGCCAGAGTAACAAGGGCGTCCTTTGAGCGCTTCGCGGTCTACCTCACCGTTGCAGGCGTCCCATTTATCCATCGGCATCCATTGAGTGCTATTCGTGGTCCAAACGCCCAGGCGAAGCCTGAGTACACCGTTGAGGCTGGCCGGGTCGTTCTTTGCTTTCCGTACCGCGTCCGCCAAGTCTGAGCGGCTAACTGAGACATCAAGATTCGGGTTGGCCTTGACCCATGTTTCAGGGTCCTCGTAATCATCCCCCTCGTCTAATCCGGCAATCCACCCATACCAACGATCATCCTCAAAGATGCCGTTCAAGACGTTAGCCACGTAAGATCTTTGTTGCCAACACACACTGTTACGGTCTGAGCCTGCTGTAGTGATGGCAAAGAAGAGCGGACTTCTACGCTTGCCAAGCGCGGAAACTAAAACGTCCCACAGCTTCCTACCACTGGTAGACCAGGCCGCTAACTCATCGGCAATAATGCATTGAGGCCGCAGGCCATCGAGGCTATCTTCATCGCTGGCAAGCGGCTGGAACTTGCTGGCGGTGTCCGGGATGAATAGCGAATCGCGGTAGTTCTTTACTCGTTTCTTCAAGACGGGCGACTGCTTTATAATCCGGCAAGCTTCATCGAAAACGATTTTGGCTTGTTCTTTGCGCGTAGCAATACTGAAACATTCCGCGCCGGGTTCGCCGCTGCCTAGAAGCTCATAAAGAGCCACGCAGGAGGCGATCATACTCTTACCGTTGCCGCGCCCCAATTCGATGTAAGCAAACTTGAAGCGCCTGTATCCGGTGTCGGTGAACTGCCAGCCAAAAAGAATCCATAGGAGTGCCTGCTGCCACGGTTCAAGCTTTAGCTTTTGACCAGCCCATTGTCCAACCGAGTGATGGCAGAAGGTTTGAATGAACGTGATAATGTGCTGGGCCTTCTTCGGGTTGAAGGTTAGACCGCGTTCGTGGCCGTTCGCAAGATCACGTTGGTGGCGTTCAATGGTCAGGCGGACAAGCTTGCTTGCGACAACACGGCCCGCTAAAACGTCGTCGATGTACGATAAAGCCTTATTCACGCGACCCTTTTACGGGAAGGTGTAAAGATTGCATCTTTGTGGGACCAGCCCCAATAGGCTCATGTAAGGTAATACCCATCTGCGGGGCGTCCGCGCCTAGTTCTTCCGCTGTTAACCCGGCCATGAATTCCGCGAAGCTATCGGTAGGTTCCGCCGTACCGGTCGTGAGGCGGCTTCTGCTACTTGGAGTAAGGCCGAACTCAACCATAAACTTGCGGAGTAAATCCAAGGCGGTATTTGCGATACTTACGTGCGGATTCTGAATGGGGAACCCACTCTTGGGACTTTTTAAAATCGTGCCAAACTTGGCGATACCTTCCTCCGCGCTCACCCACCGGCTCCAACACTGGCAGTAGGCGGCAAGGGCCGCGCGATCAACATTGGTAAGCAGGCCGAGGCTTGTCAGTTCTTTTGAGATGCGCTTCCACTCTGCTTTGGCGTTCTTATCCAAATGCTTCGGACAGGTTGGCGTACCTCCCGGCTTAGGCTCATTCTTTGAAAGCGGTCTCCCTCCAGGATTCCCCTGCGCGCGTTTGAGCGCGGTTGGCTTTGGTCGGCGTCCTACGCTCATGGCTTCACCAGCACAATCACCGGCTCAGTTGCTACTTCGTCGTCCATCCCCGCACCGACGCGCCGCGTCATCGGAAATTCGTCGGTCTTGATGTACTGGAAGCCGACTTCTTTGGCCGCGCTCCGAGTCCATTCAGCGAGTGGGTAGGTTGCGCTGCCTATGTTCACATCCGCGATGTTGATGATTGATGTTGCGCCAGCTTTCAACGCGGCGAACTGGAGTCTGAGCATCGGAACTAAGAAGCCGATGCGCCAATCTTCACCAGTCGAATAGCGGTTACAGGATTGCGTCCCTTCGGATGAATAGATTTCTTTGCAGAAGTATGGCGGGGACGTGAAAGCAAAGTCGCAACGATTCCTGACTAGCTCGATGTCAACATCTTCGGCGGGCAAGTTGTACAGTTCAACATCGTCCTGAAAGCCAAGGTCAGACGCGAGCTTGGCGTTACCTGCATGGGTCAAGGTGTTCGGGTCAATGCCGATGTACTTGCCAGCGAGTCCAGATGCAAGGAATCCGATCAGTCTTCCGCCGTATCCGGTTGAAGTATCGAGGACGACCGCGCCCGGTTTGCAATATGTTCGGTACAGGTGGCAAGCGAACCCAGGCCGGAAGTTTGAACAGGCTTGTGTGCCGGAAACGAAGCTCAAGAAACCGAAATATCCTGCCGGGACCTTGCCGGATTCAAGTTCCTGTTTGATCGCTCGGCGTAACAGCTTGTCATTTCCGAAACTTTCGAACGGGGATTTCATCTTCGTAGCAGCGGCAAGGAGTCGGTGAGGATGGTACGTATCTGCGATCTGGTATCCGGCATTCGTTCCTATGAGCGATTCCGGGTCGGTGGTCGCAAGCTGGTTCAACTCCTGCATCGAAACGTGTAACGGCAGATTGCGGTATGGAAAGCCAGTCGCTCGAAAGTGATTGAATGCTGCGTCAATGATTCGGTCGTCGCTGATTGGATGGGCGTACTCGGATAGGTTGCCAATGTCGGTTTCCGGCAAAAGCTCGCTCAATTCTTTATCAGTGAAGAACGGTTGTAAGTCCATCTCACCGGCAAGCTCACCTAAGATTGCCGAGTCCCAATCAAGGCCGATTTCAGCCGTCCTGTTATCGGCGATTGCCAGCGCTTTTGCTTTGCTGTCGGTCGCCATATCAAGGTCGGTACGCTGGACCGCGATAAGCTTCGTCCCATCGCTCTGGATCACCATGACATCCTCAAGCCCAGCGGCCTGAGCGTTGGCCACCGTCTTGTTCCCGGCGATAATCGTGCCGTGCTTGTCGATAAGGATTGATCGGCCTGCGCCATACTCCCGGAGGCTCCGCTCTACCAACTGGTTACCGCGCTTTGTGCCTTTATTGGCGTTTTTGGGGTCTGGAATCAGTTCGTTGATGGTCATCTACATAGGCTGCGCGAAAGTCGATACCCCTAAGGTTCATTTCGCATGTATAAAAGTTGACCCACGTCGGGTCAGGCGTAAGTCGTTGAAAACAAAAGACATCCCCCTATCCCTTTGGTAACATTGCTACTTACTTGTCAGTGGCAACTTACTCGTTATTTCGAGTCCCAGAACATGTCTTGTTACTTACCTCTACCTCTTGCCGCATTAGGTCCGCGTGTGAAATTAAAACCCGGCTGCCGTCAAAGCGTTATGGTGTTCGGCGCAATGACCCTCTAGATTTGAAAGAACATACTGAAGATCTGGACGGAGTCGCAACTTAATCAAATGGTGAAGGTGTTCCGCCACTTTGTTGCAACCGGCAGTCTTGCACATCACGTTGTCCGGATGCATGAAATACCAACGACGAAATTTCTGCCACTTCCAGCCGTAAAGTCGCTCAGTCGTGGTGCTGCGTTGCTGATGATCAGGGCAGTAGCCATTAGCCACCAACGCGCCGCATTGCGGCATCGCGCAAGGTTTGAGGCTAAGCTGCGGCAACTGTCACCGCATGCGCCGCGATTCGCTCCAACGCCGTCTCGTAATAACCGGCGTCCGTCTCGAAGCCGATGTAATCCAGCACGCAATAAGAACCGTCCGGCATCGGCTACACCCCCAGCATCATCTTCAATACGATTGGCAGAGCGGCTTTTATAGCTTCGATTGTCAGAGTCCCGGTCTTCGCAACGACGAACTCCTTCGTCTTGTTCCACACGGTATCGCTGCGTATGGCGTCGATAAACTCATGACCTTCCCAGGTCAGGCTTGTAGCCTTCCAGGAGTGCCCCTGTAGGCTTGAGCAGTCAGTTGCTTCAATCAATCCTGCCTTGTGAAGTAACATCACATGGTAAGAGACTTCTTCATCCGTAGAACCGGGTACTTCAATGTCGATAAGCCCGTCCAGCGGTGACGCTTCGATCTTGAACAAGATCGCGCGTATAAGCTCCGTGTTCCGTTGCACGTTGTTATCGTAGATCACTAAGCCACCACCGCCGTATGATCTACGATAAACGTCTGCATGACCCGGTACGCTGCGGCAACCGTCACCGCATGCGCCGCGATTCGCTTCTCAGCTAGTGCAATGTAATTTGATTGGCGCGCCACATAAAGGCGGGCGGAAGTCGCTTATGTGGGAAGGTGGGCGGGTACAAATCACATGCCTTGATTCGTACCATGTTGTCGCCGCGCGGCGCGAAAGGAGTAAGCGAAGCGTGCCGCGTCTCACCTGCTTATAGGTTTGTTAGTTAAGATTTGTCTGAGCGGCACACCCACGAAGTCTTAGGAGAGATTTACAGCGGAGCGCCATCTACCGTTCGCGGCGGCGGATGAAAAGCCGCTTGTACGGTGCGACGAAATACTCGCCGTTCACGATGTAGTAGGTCGTCCCGCTCATTGGTGCCACGTCTACTCGAAGAGCGCAGACGTCGTTCAGCTTTGTTACGTTGCTCCTCGTACCTTTCTTATCGACCTGAATTTGCACCGGGTAGGTCCTGGTGCGCAACTCGTCACTGTATTCGTAGCCGACAAGTTCGAACTGCGCGGGGTTGTACTTATCAAGGAAAGAGATAGGGACGCCCATGACGCCGTCATAGTCGCCGGGGATCGCGTCGGTGAACGGCACTTCAATCGCGTTGAAATTGTCGTACGGGTCGTATGCCGCCTTGCCGTTCATTTCCTTGTGCTTGCTGAACCGGAGGTTGTCTTCCATGGTCATCAGCGGCAGCTTCGGGTGTCGGCGACCATGGTCCAAATTGGTGAACCAAACCGAACTAGATCGACCCATGACCCTGCCGTTGACTATCCTGTAGTTGCTTCCCTTCCTCCCGGACTCAAGCATGACCTTCGCTTGTTTAGGCGGAAGGTCGAAGAGCATATCGGTTCCCATTGGGGTGACGCCCATCCACAGCTTATTGGCCTTGATGAGTGGGAAGATCTCCTTATACGTGATCGCGTTCTTGTTTGCTATGATCAGGAACTTCTTGCCGTGCTCCGCGAGTTGGGCGACGTACTCGCGGAACAGGGAGAAGGGCGGGTTGGTGATGACGATGTCGGACTGTTTCAAAAGCGCGATGCAATCAGCGCTGCGGAAATCCCCACCGGCGTACTTATCGTCTCCTTTCAAGGCAACCCGAGCGGCCTTGTTGCGGTTGAGGAAGAGCTTCACGTCGTTTATGTTCACCGCGCCGTCGCCGTCCTCGTCCTTCACATGGTCAACGATGACGGCAATCGCCTTTGGCTTCTTGCGCTTGCCATTCCCCTCGTTGTATTCGGGAAACAAGGTGCCCTGACCAGCAACGGGAGATCCGTTGTAGCTGGTGGTGATGAGTTTCTTGAGTCCAAGCCTGTTGAAGTTGGCGGCGAAATACTTGAAGAAGTTGCTCTCAAACGGGTCGTCGCAGTTGCAGTAGACGATCTTGCTACGGAAGGTGTCTGGGTCGAATTCGAGGTAAGCCTCGACCTCTTTTTGAATATCGACGTACTGGGTGTAGAACTCGTCCTGCTTGGCTGCTTTCGCTTTGCCTAGACTGGCATGAAATCGGTTCATAACCAGATCGAGGGAAGTTGAGAAGCGTGGAATCGCTGGGGATCAAAATGTTCGCACAGATTCGATACCAGAATGTGCGAACAGTTTGAGACGAAAGTGTTCGCACAGATACGTTACTTCCGAGAACGGCGGCGGGGAAAGCGGTGCAGGATGCCGGACTATAAAACGGTTCGGCAATTCCAGCCTGATCCGTGGTTTTTTCTTCAGCCATAGTCCATTTTAAACTTAAAGGGCCACCCGGTACACCGGGGCGGGTAGACCTTTCACCTTTGTAACCTCCGGGGGGAGAACACCGTATGATGTGGTGTGGTGTGCTGTGCTGTGCTTATATAAAAAAAGTCTGTTGATACCTTTACAACACACAAATATACGGTGGACCACTGGACCCTTGACCCCTTTTCACCCACCCACCACACCCCACCGCACCAAAACCCAACAAAAACCACCCACGATTTCACTGACGGGCGGTCCATCCTATCGTAACTAAGGGGGTAGACCGGTCCTCTTCACGCTTTCCGGTCCACCCCTCAGACGCTACACGGCCCCTTCCTTCTTCTCAACAGGGGGTGGACGCCACACCATTGCCCTCTTTGTCGGGCTTAACCGTTTCTTGAAGCGCCGCCACTTTAAGCGCCGCAATATGTCGGCGAGACGTGTGCCGTCCAGATGGCCGGTTTTTCCGATCTCAAGATTCAGTTGCACCAGAATCTCGGTGATTGTAACCTCCGTCTTCCCTTCCAGCATTTCCGAAACCGTATCGTCCCACGTATCGGGCAGCATACGTTCTTCGGCCTCTTCTTTAGCCAGCGCCTTCACCACGGCGGTCAGTTTCCAACTCACCCCCGCCAGGAACAAGTCACGGGCTTCCGCCCATATCTGGTCCCGGTCACGCGCTAGCGCGTCACGATCAGTGAAGGAACCTTCAATGTTAGTGACCACCGGCTTACAAGCCACCGGCCAAAAGCGCCTGTTGCCGGTTGTGTCCTTGAGATAGCAATCGTTGTCCGTGGAGCCAAAGAAGACGGACTGGCGCGGGTAGCGCTTGTTAATGCGTCCATAGGGGGAGCGTACCCGATCCGCCGTCTCGGTCAGGAACGCCTTCAGTTCATCGACCGCTGCCTTTCTCGTGTGCACCATCTCTTGAAGCTCCACGAACCACGTACCGTGGATATCCAGCTTGGTATCGGGCCGAGCCAGATCCGCACCTAACACGCCGCGCCATTTCACCACCGGCATGAGCGCATTGACGGCTGAATTCTTACCCAGATTTTGATCGCCTTCAAACACCAAACAACCGTCCACTTCGCAACCAGGACTCATGACCCGCGCTATCGCGGAGATGAGGAAAGCTTGACCGACCGCCGATGTGTAATCGTCGTCGGGCGCACCCATATAAGTGTTCAGCCACTTCCCCACCCGTTTCGTACCATCCCATGTCAGGTTATCCAGGTAATCACGCACCGGATGGAAGCGATGCTCTTCGGCGACGGAGAGCATACTGTCGTAGATCAGCGGCGTCCCGAAATCAACACCAACCGCGCGATTGAGCGCTAACCGGATCTTCGTCACGTGGGCGTCTTCCACTTCAGCGCCCTTCGTAAAGAGTTCGGAGCCAAGATCCCGCATAACGATGGCGCGATGAGCGAAGTCATCGTAGGAAATCACGCCATGCCACTGGGGAGAAGTATTGAGGATACAGTGAACGTTCTTAATCGTCTTCATAACACCCGTTTCAGAGCAATCCAGCTTGTCGATGTAGTCTGGATCGGGCCCTTCCTCTTCAGGGGATGCTGTTATGAAGCTGGTGTTAGCCTTCTCTTTCCGCTCTTCGGCCTGTTCATCCAGCGTGAGGTAATTCATCATCGATTCCGACATCTGGAAACAGTGGCGGTCATCATGGCCGGGGCAATGCTCATCAGCCCACTTTTTCAGGTCCCGGTAGATGGATATCGAGTCGCCACCCATCTTACGCAGACCCATCGCGTAGCCGAGCATCGCTTCATGGCGAGACCCTTCAGGAACGACTTCACCCGGCTTCACCCTCTTATAAGCTTTGATCTTGGCGTTGTGGCCCTTCGCCTTACTGATCGCCGCCTTCCACGACACCGGTAATGGGGCGATGGGCACCGTGGTCCAGTCAACGCTAGGGTGCACCTCAAAACTATAGACTTTGCCGGTCGCCACACGGACAGAAGGTGGAGCGCCCACATATCCGTGGTAACCCTTCACATCGATGCCTTCAGCCAACCCGCCGATGGAGTTCTTGATCTTGAAGTTTACGGGTTGCTGGAAGTAATAGTGACGGCCACCGCCCGGTGTTACCACAGTCAGGGTGACCGGCAGCTTGCCGTACTGGGCTTCCAGCTTCGCCAAGCTAGCCACTCCCCCGTGGCGCGGGTCCTGATCGATCACCACCACCTTGTGGCCGGTGGCGATGCCGATGTTGGCTTCCGGGAAGTCGCGCCACCAATTGGATATCACTTCAGGATCGGTAGACGCCAGCGCGGGCCAGTCCTTCAGGATAGCCACACTGTCGTTCAAAGGAATGACGTGGTAACCCTGTTCGGCCAGAACCAGGGCACCCAAGTATTTGGGGTTGGTGAAGTGTGGATCGGGTGGCTCCGCCCAAGTCGCGGCGTCTTCGGCGTCAGCCTCAGCCATATAGGAATCTAATTCGTCAGCAATGCGGTCGCCATCAAACATTTAAAAACCTCTCCTTATAGGGGTTCCCTAGTGAATACCCGCGCTGAAGCCGGTTCAACCGGAAATTCCTCAAACTTTAAATAATTTTCAGCGGCCATCTCGCGCGGACGGGTATTCAAAGAGGTGAAATACAATAAAGCCCGTCAACCGCAGGCCGCTCTCGCCTTTCTCAAACGCATCAAGGATGAAGCTGAAGCCGAAAAGCCGCCAGCGGCCCCCATAAGAAAAACCCTGCCTGTAACGGTCAAGCGGCTGTGGATCGATTGGGAATTAGCCGGTCCCCTCGATCTAAAGAAGGTTGGTGCCGACAACTTCTTGAGTCACCCGGCGACGAAGCCCCTACTGGTGGCGTTCGGCGCGGATGATTCGTTTATACAGCCGATAGACCTAACTGTAAACCCCACATTGCCGGATTACCTGCTGGAAGCGATATTGAATCCTGAGACCACCATCTGCGCGTGGAACGCATCCTTCGAGCGGAAAGTGCTGCGCTACTGTTACCGCATCGATCTACCGGCAGAGCGCTTCTTCGATCCATCCTCATTAAGCCGGTATCTGACGCATCCAGGGAAACTCAGTGAAGCGTGCCGGAGCCTGGATATGGGAACCGATGGTAAGGACAGCGCCGGTACCAAGCTGATCGCCCTCTTCTGTAAAGCCAGTAAGACTACGCAAGCGAATATCAAAAAGGGCCAGCCGCCCATCTACTATAAGGACCGGCATTCACACCCCGAGCAATGGGCCCAATTCATCGCCTATTGCGTCCAGGACGTGGTAGCCATGCGTGACGCCACGCGCCTGATGGAGTCGATCACAACACTGCCGGACAGCGAGCGCCTTATATGGTTAGCGGATCAAGCCATCAATGAGACTGGTATCCCGATAGACCGGGCGTTCGTAGAGAACGCTAACCGTCTGATGAATGAAGAGGACGCCCGTGTAAGGCAGCAGCTTATTGATAAGACGGGGATGAAGAACCCGAATTCCGACCACCAAATCAAGAAGTGGTTGGCTGATCACGACTACCCGATGGTATCGGTGGCCGCTGACTGTGTAGAAGCGTCCCTGATCAATCCCGATACGCCCGGTGAGGTTAAAGAAGTGTTGGCTCTACGGAAACTGATGAGCGGCGCGGGGCCCAAAAAGCTGAAGGCGATCTTAAACAACATGTCATCGGATGGCCGGTTAAGAGGACAACACGTTCACTATGGAGCCAGCGCAACAGGTAGGTGGTCAGGCCGGTCGGTACAACCGCAGAACCTACCGAAGCCGGAAGACGCCATTAAGGACCGGGTAGAGGAAATCACGAATTGCATTCGCGCCGGTCACACGCCTGATGACATAGACCCGGTAAGCGCTGTGACATCCACGATCCGGTCATCATTCCGCCCTGGAAGCGACAAGGTGCTGGTCATTGCCGATTACAGCATGATTGAGGTCAGAACGTTAGCCGATCTCAGCGGATGCAAGGTTATGTTAGACGCCTTCCGTAACGGCGAGGATGTCTATAAGCACTTCGGAGCGATCATATTCAACATATTGTATGAGGAAGTCACAAAGAAGCAGCGTGACTTTGCTAAGGTGCCGATCCTCGGCTGCGGCTACCAGATGGGCGCTGCCCGGTTCCAAAGCTACTGTAAGTCCTTCGGTCATGACATCACCATAGATCATGACATCACCATAGAAGAGGCTCAAAGGCTGGTCACACTCTATAGGGACACGTACCATGAGATACAACAATTTTGGAAGGATTGCCACGCCGCCGCTATGCAGGCGCTACAGCTTAAAGAGATTATTGAACTGGATGACAAGCTAGTGTTCGATGCTCGTGATGAACGCTTCATGAGCGTTACGTTACCTTCAGGCCGGAAGCTTTACTACCGTGACGCGCATATCATTCTGGTCCACAAAGAGGAGTGGGGCGGTATGGTGCCGATGATCGTCTATCGTACCCAACATCAATACAAACCGGCTGATGGCGAGGTGGAGAAGGTTAACAACAGGCGTAAGCCGGGAGTACCGTATGGGTTCACAGATACGTACCCAGGCAAGCTAACCGAGAACGTGAACCAAGCTTATGCCCGGTGCATCCTGGCGGATGGGATGACCAGAGCCTTAGCTGCTGGTCTGAAGGTAGTCACTCACATAC